CAGCTGGTTCGAGACACACGGTTGTACAGGCGTGCGGGTGATGCACGTGCTCTATGAAAGGGCAACAGGCAATAATGGCGGCTGGGAAAGAGGCGGACGTCAACCATTCATCGTTTCCTTTTGCGTCAAAGGATCCCATTGATATGAACCTTCTCTCACTATTTCAGAATCACGGCCGCTACAACAAGGCCTCCAGCTCTAAAGGTGGAGAATATCACGGGCCCTGTCCTAAATGCGGCGGAAATGACCGTTTTATCATCTGGCCAGAGAGAAACTCCTTTTGGTGTCGCAAGTGTGACTGGAACGGTGACGATATCGAAGCCCTACGCATCCTGGATGGACTCTCCTGCAAAGAAGCCTTTGCCAGGGTCGGCCGCGAATGCGGAAAAGAAGACTGCCCCGTATTTGAAAAATGTACCGGAACGCCTCTGCAGTATCGTGAGCAGGCAACCACGGCTAAGGCGCCGCTGCCGGCACCCAGCGAAAACCGCCCGGCGGTTGCTGAAACACCCGCGGAAATATGGCGGGGTAAAGCTGAAAAGCTCGTTGACTATGCCCATGAGCAGCTGCTTGCCTCCAAGGAAAAGCTTTCCTATCTCGAAGGCCGTGGGCTCGATCGCGAAGCAGTCTCGAAATACAGCCTCGGCATACTCCCGGCTGATAACTATCGGGACCGTGCCTCCTGGGGGTTATCAGTCGAGCTGAAGGAAAACGGAAAACCGAAAAAACTCTGGCTGCCAAAAGGGATTGTTATCCCGTTTCGTCAGCCCGGAGTTCCTGGCCAACAGTGCCAGGCCTTGCACCGCCTCCGGATCCGCCGCGATGAGGTGACCGGTGACAGTCCTCGTTACTACTGGGTACCAGGATCAGGAAACGATGTCGTCGTCCTCTCTCCTGGCTGCTCTGCTGCCGTTATCGTAGAAAGCGATCTGGACGGACTCCTGGTGGATTACCTGGCCGGTGATATTGTCTCAACCATTCCCCTGGGAACCTGCAGCGCAAAGCCGAAGGAAGCCGCTGCCAGGTCTCTCGATGAAGCTGCCGTCATCCTCGTGGCCCTCGATGCCGACGAAGCCGGACTCAAGGCCTGGAAATGGTGGCGTGAAACCTACCCTCAGAAAGCGGTTAGATGGCCCGTACCGGTCGGGAAAGATCCCGGAGAAGCATACCAGCAGGGTGTTGACATTCGGGCCTGGATACTGGCCGGTCTGCCTATCTCCATGCAGCCAAAACAGGTAAAAGTTGAAACGGAAACACCGAAACCGACAACAATTCCGGGGAAAACGGAAACGATTCCGGGGAAAACGGAAACAACCAGGCATGATTCTCAACAAGATCCGGTCGAACCGCTGGTTCATGTTCTTACCGCAAAAGACGGCAGAACCATCCATGTTACCGACGATCGAGATGAATACGCCCGCCTGGCAAGCGAAGGCAAGATAGTTTTCGACGGAAAAGAGCTGGCCCTCATCAAAAAAACACCGATAACTCCGGAGCAAGCCGCCAGTTACCTCAATATCAAAGAGGCCTTCCCCGGGGTACGAATTGATAATGTGGAAGAACTAGAACCGGATCCCCAAGAAACCGAAACTGTCAAAGAGCCCGGTACCTGCTATTGGGCGAAATAAAAGGAGAAACCATGAGTAAACGCGGTGATGACTGGCAAGAGTTTGCCGACAAGGTTAACAGCCACATCGAGAACTACACCGTTCCTCAGTATGGCGACAAGGGAGAAGATCAGGCCAGTGAGTACGGATCCGCTGAGCATGTCTTGCAGGCGAAGCGTTATCTTGCCCGCTATGGTAAGAACACCAGACCGGGACAGGAAGTAATGGACCTGATAAAGACTGCCCATTACTGCCAAATGGCAGCAATGGAACTGACAAAAGAACTGGAGGACGGTAATGCTACTCGTTAAACCTTCTGCAGAAATTCTCGCCGTGAGCCTGGACCCATTGCAGCTGATCGAAGCAGCTGGCCGGACCTGCTATAAGAGCGAAGACAAGATCACCGACACCAGCGCCCCATCGTTCACCGCCATGATCCTGAAGCGCGGCCATGAATCGGTTGTTGAACATGCGAGCGCAACCGTACGCTTTATCTGTGATCGTGGCGTGACGCACGAAATAGTTCGCCACCGGCTGGCCAGCTATAGCCAGGAAAGCACTCGTTACTGTGATTATAAGGACGGCCATGTTTCCTATATTATTCCACCTTGGACCAGCTACTCAGAGGGTAAATACATGAACGATGCCCACATCCTGACTGGTGACTATGCGGAAACCATGTGGGCTAAAAACTGCCTTGAGATAGAGCAGCTGTACAGGAACCTCCGGGATATTGGATGGAAGCCTGAGCAGGCCCGCTCTGTTCTGCCGAACAGCCTGAAAACTGAAATAGTGATGACGGCGAATCTGCGTGAGTGGCGGCACTTCTTCAGGCTCCGCACTTCGGCTGCCGCTCACCCTCAAATGAGGGAAGTGGCAACGCCGTTGCTCATAGCTATGAAGGGCATGGTGCCGGTTTTGTTTGATGATCTGGAAGGCAATTTATAACGGACTTAAGAATGACCGCCGAGGAGGAAGTGATGGGCAACGAAAAAGACGCAATTGACCGTGGAGTTGGAACGGAGAGGAAAGGGGTGGTTGATTCGCAGGTTATGCCCTTTTCTCTGGAAATTTGGGAAAAGAAGACAATCACAGTCACCGCCGAAAATCCCTCTGAGGCTGTGAAGCAGATACCGGGAGACTGCACTTTTGAATCGGTGCGGAAGCAGGGGGATGAGTATGAGGACCGCTTGACTGAATACGACTGGTGTGGCTTGTGCTGTCTGCCGATGCTCCAGGACAAGGATGGGCCCGTTGATCGGTGGGCAAAAATTGAACTCGGTCCTCAAGACGCCCCTTTCGCTGGTGATTGTGTGCACGAATCGTGCGCTGATTCTCTGGGCAGGAAAGTGCTGGAGAGGATGAGGGCATAACGACAAGGGTCAGCGGGTTCTCTGCTGCACCCGCTGGTTATCGCAGGAGGTAGCAATTGAGGAAAATGGTACATGCAAAATTTGACGGACGGTGCGCCTACTGTGGACAGGAGATCACGCTGAAGCAGATGCAGGTTGACCATATTCACCCAAGATATAATGGCGGTAAGAACGATTTTGAGAACCTTAACCCTGCTTGCCGGGTATGCAATAATTGGAAATTGACGCACTCGGTTGAACAGTTCCGGCATGAGATTGAAATGCAAATTGAGCGGTTAAGGCTCCGGAGCTCAAATTTCCGCATGGCAGAGCGTTACAGCCTGGTAGAGACAACCGGGAAACCGGTGATATTTTGGTTTGAGCGATAACGGCTCCCGGCCTGAGCGGCTTGTCCGCTCCTGGCCGTGGTTTTGATACAGGAAAAAGGAACCACGATGCAAAACGACTTCACCCCAAAACAAACCTATAAAAACCGAGCAGAGGCCTACCGCCTTTTCGTCTCCGCCCAAAAGCTGCCTGTCGGCCAGACGAAGTTTTACAACGACGCCGAGCGCCTGGGGATGATCCGCACTGACAAAAGCATCGAGCTGGCCTCGCTGCTAGCCTATGTCAAAAACGAACTCAAGGTTGACCCCTCCAGCGGTCAGTCCCTGGTCCAGGTTGACCATGATTCGGAAACACGTAAGCTGGATCTGGAAGAAAAGCGCCTCAAGATTGACAAGCTCAAACGCGAAGGGCGCAAAGACGATAAGGAATACGTTAAACGCGAAACCATGAATGAGCGGGAAGGAGCCCTGGTCGGTCAAATACTGGGAGAGATCCGCTTTCAGGTGAACAAGTCGGTTGACGCTGTCATCACCATCGGCAAGGCCGACCCGGCTAAACGTGCGGAAATAGCCCACCTTCTGGACGAAACCATCCTCTCTGCCTTTCGTGCCATCTATGAAAGCGGAGAGATAGACATCACCTTCGAGGATATCGAGGAATGAATCAGCCCGCACTGGCAGAGGAAATATTCGCCCAGCCCCTTCCGGACTTTTTCCCGGACAGGATCCGAAAGGCGTGTGCCGGCAACCGGATTCAATACCGGTTGCCCTCTGTTGTGCGTGAAAGAATGCAGGTCCCGGAAGATATCGACACCGCAGAATGGGCGGAAAAATACCGTAGAGTCACCGCTATCGACTCCCACCCCGGCAAGTGGCGCAACGAGCTGGTACCCCATGCCGTCAAGGCTATGCAATTCACCAGCAAGCCCGGCGTGCGTGAACTCTGGCTCTGCTGGCCCGAGCGTGCAGCAAAAACCAACGTCATCACCAATGCCGTCATGCGCCAGCTCGACCGTGGTATCGACAGCGGTAATATCTTCTGGCTTATGCCCAACGAGCACGAAGCCAAAAAAGCCATCGGCGAAAGGGTTATCGAAGCGCTCA